TCATTACTATAACCATAGTAAGACTTCACACACTCAATATCTGAGACTTTATCTTTTCTGATCCAGGGAGAGAATCTCTTCCTTTTTCTCAAAATATTTATATAAAATTCATATTGCATATCCTTATCTAAGAAATGATACTTGTTCATTTCATTAGCAAACAATACACAATCAAGATGACCAGACAAACATCTGTTGATAATAAATGGTGGGTATTCTTTTTTCACAGAAGGATCTTCTTGAATCAGATTCTTCTTTGTAAAGTTGATTGAATTCAACCAGTCCTTCAATTCCATATCAAAATACAGCAGTCACACTAATAACTTGTGCACCAGGATTACGTGCTAGAGCAACTTTCCTGGCATCCTGATAATCTGTAGCAATCACTTCTTCCTTGAAGACAGTTCCTGCTTTATACAATGTTACTTGGCATTTCATAATTAAACAACAATAACTCTTTTCTCTGTTTTTGCTCTCTCATATATTCACCCACTGACCTAAGAGTATATGTAAGGTCAAACTCTGCTGCTTTCCAATCTTTGAATCTATCCTTTACCAGTTGATCAGAGTTGTAACTGACTAACTGATTAAGACTACAAGCAGAGCAGTCAGCAGCAAACTTATCGTGATCAAATCCTTTGTGCATTGATCCTTTACGCCCATAGAGGTTATCCTTAATGTCATAAGGAGGATCAAGATATACAAAAGCATTACCTTCACTACCAAGTAGGTAATCATAGGAGTAATTAGTTATACGCCATTTTTCAATGATTTTTGAATACCCAGGTAGTTTATCAATTCCCCTCATAGTGAAGTTGTTCATTGATGCCATCTTAGAGAAAGAAGATGACTCAGTGAGACCAGAGAAGGAACACTTGTTGACCACATAGAATGCAACTGCTCTATCAAAGTTGCTGATGTCTTCATTATTGATAGATTCCTTTGACTTGAGGAACAACTCTCTGGCAGATTCCTCTGACATATGAGAAGTCTTCAACTCAGTCAGTGTATTCTTCATATCCACACCAAACATCTGGAGTTGCTGCCAGAAGTTTACCAGTGGTTCATACAGGTCATTGACCCATACATCCAAGTGTGGATACTTTTTGGTGATGTGAATAGAAACACTACCACCACCAAGGAATGGTTCACGGAACTCTTTGTAGTCCCTTAGATCAGGGAAGTAAGGATCCATCTTGGTGCAAGCACGTGACTTACCCCCAGGATACCTTAAGGGTGTCTTGTGTGATTTCATCAGAGGATCAGTTTCTTACTAGGAGTTGCAATGGGTGAGAACATCTCTTCATACTGTTCCACCAAATCATTATTGACATCAGCAACATAGATAACCCACTTACGATTGATCTCCAGTTCTTTCTGATCTCTATTCAGAAGAGGTGCATAAGGGGCAAAACCAAGTTGACCATTCCCAGCAGGAACTGCCACAATGGCATTCATGAGAACAAGAGAATCCTCTTTGGTCTCCATCACATCAGCCACAATATCCTCACCAGAGGACATACGAATCACTTTTACGTTCATTTGAAGTTACACTCCACCATAATTTCAGTTAGACAAGCAAGCATATTAATTTCTTGGTCTGCCACAAAGGCAATTTGATATTGATACTTTGCAAGGATGAGAACAGCAGCAGGAATACTAGAGTTCTCAAGGGCACTGTACAAAGAATCATAGACCCTTCGCAGAATCATTGCAGAGTCATTGTCTAGGTTGTCAACAACCCATTTACGAACCTCAGGAAAGTTCTTCTCTTTGAGATTCTTGATCAGATTGACTACAGAAACATCTGAGAAAGAAGCAAGGATGCCAGAGTCAATTTGTCCCCCAACTGAATACCTTTGGCACTCATTGAGGACCCTTCGCCAATCTGGGAAGTGTTTGTTGATCAGTTCTGCAAGGACCTTTTTATCAAACCCAACACTCTCTGCAGTAAGGATAGTTTGCAGTCGCTCAAAGAAGAGTCCTGCAAGTGCTGCTTTTTCTTTCCCTTTGATGGCAAAGTCAATGACTGCACATCGGGAGTGCAAGGGTTCAATGATTTTGTTCTTGTAGTTGCAGGTGAAGATGAACCTGCAGTTACCAGCAAACTCCTCAACAAACGCCCGTAGGAGGAGTTGTACATCATTCCCTGTGTTATCTGCCTCATCAATGATGATGACTTTGTGTTTAGCAGTTGACGAAAGTGAGACGGTCGAAGCGAAGTTCTTCGCAGTGTTTCTGACAGTATCAAGGAATCTACCTTCATCGGATCCATTGATGACATATACATCTGCTCCTAGTTCATTGCACAGTGCCTTTGCTACAGTTGTCTTTCCAATACCAGGGGGACCAGAAAGAAGCATATTGGGGAGTTCCCCTGCTTTCAAGAAGTCTTTGAAGGTCTTCTTGATGCTGTCAGGCAGGATGCACTCATCAATAGTTTTGGGACGATACTTCTCAACCCAAATGAAGTTGCTCATAATCAATAAAGTCAGTTTGTTTTTTCAACTCTTCTGGTAGTTCATCAGTCCAGATGAAGTCAGAATGAGTATCATCAAGTTGTGGAGTGAACATTTCATCCACCTCCACTAAGTATAGCATAGTTGGCGTGTGGGTTGCACGCTCATCAGGGACATTGGGAAAGAAGTAGTTGGAGAAACCAATCAACTTGAAGTCTGGAAAATATCTTCCAATCTCCCTCATCTGAACTCTCTTTGCAAGTTCTTGAAGGGTCTCCTTGAAATACATTCTTCCACCAATGACCCAGTAGACGCCCTTTACAGGTTCATCTGTTCTCTTTATCAGTAGGTATTTGTCTTGACATTTGATTAGAAAGTCAACACAGAATACTGGGAATGATTTTATAATTTTCTTGTATTCTTCTTCGGCAATAAACATCAAGACCACCCAGCAAAATTAAAAATATATCCAATACCCCAATCTATGGCATTAGCAGGAATAGCACTAACTTCTTTAAGAGCAATATCCTTTGCATCAAGAATTCTTTTAGGACCTATAGCATGTAAATTTGCTTTTGATGCTACAAAGAACTCATTGAGGTCATCAGGATTATTTTTCTTAAATCCACTGACATACAACCTACGCATTTCTTTAAACAAAACAGCAGCATCTTCATTGAAGGTGACTGTTTTTGATTTGAGAGGAATGCTCATAGTTTTCATACATCCCATAGAGAACTTCATAGCATCTCGGGTTTCTTCGATAGATAAAGCATCCTCATCATTAGCACGGAACATGTGCTGAACGACACCATTACTACATTCAATTACTCTCAAAAGAGCAATCTTATCTTTTTCTTCATCTGGCAAATTGCCAAATAAATCATTCCAGTTTTTCATAACGAAAGTTGTATAATTTTAGATGCATCAATAACTGAGAAGAATGTTTCTAAAACCACAATGTCCCAGGTTTTAATCTTGATGGCAAATGGAATCATGACAAGGTTGCCAATCAAGCGAATTGTGCAACCCAGTCTGATATCCACATAAAGAAGTACAAAATAACCACAAATAAGTAAAACACTTCCCCAAATCCTTAATGTGTTTGCATTCATTCTAAAGGTCTAACAAATTGTTCACTTACTATATCAGTAGCACACATCATATCATACATGTATGTCACTGCTGCTCTTGGAACTGTGTGGTCTCCACAAGTAAAGACGTCACAGACTGCCATCCCATTCTCTGGCCAAGTATGAATGCTAATGTGACTCTCAGCAAGAAGAGCAATAGCAGTCACTCCTTGAGGATCAAACTTGTAAGATGAGACATTCAGCAATGTACTCTTGCAGACTTGTGCTGCATGAACAAGAACATTGCGAATGTGTGCCTCATCATCAAGTAGATTTTCAGAGCAACCTTTCAGTGTAAAAAGGATGTGTCTCATCAGCCAAAGGTGGAATCAGGTTCCAGAGCGATCTAGTAGGTCAGATTAAGACCTTTGTTGCTGAAGCTAGCAAGCAGTTTCTGAGAGACCACAACATCATAGGTACCAGGAATAATCTTGATGTTCTCTACCTTGAAGTTGAAGGTAAACTCTGAATTGGTCTCACCAACAACGATAGAGAAATCATTAGAGGTATCATTCTTCTTGTCACGAACAACAAGTTTAACAACACCATTCTCACCAATAGCAGAGATATCAGGCAGTTGATACACTGCTGCTGCTTTCATCAACTTATCAAGTTGATTAGTATCCAGTTCAAAGCACACATCTTCACTGGGAAGAGAAATGTCTTTGTCAGGTGGGGTGACAATTACATTTTGATCAGCAAAGAAGTACTTAGAACGCATACGACCTTCTTTGATGACAACATAACTTTCATTGTCAAAGTCAAGGTCAGGACTGTGATGTAGACCAAGACCATTCAGAAATTGGTTTAGATCATAGATACCAAAGTCTTTGGGAAACTCTTCTTCTACAGTTGCTTCTGCCAGGATGTTCTTCATCACACTGATAGTGCGAAGTTTCTTGCCCTCTTTGAAAAGGATGGACTGGTTGATGGAAGAGAAGTTCTTCAGGATGTTAACAGTTTTATCAGAAAGTTTCATAATTATCAGTGGAAGGCTTGTGGAGTCCAGAGAAGTGGTAGAGCAATACACAATAGTGAATTGCTTTCAGAATGTCAAGTTTGGACTTGCCATTCTTCTTACCAAAGCGAGAAAGGTATTTGATTGCATTGGAGCGACAGAATGGTTCTGCATCTCCAATACTTTCAATCAGATCAAGAGTTTGTGTCTTTGACTCTTGAGAAGTGTAGTGGGCACGATAAGTCCCAGAGAGATAATCTTGAATTTCTTTCAGTGTGAGATCCTCTTCATACTTCCAGAAACCATTTTGGTTATTCATATCCAATTTTAGTTCATTCACAACAGGTTCATTTGCATCATCTGGAATATCTGGATACATGGAATCTAGATATTCTTTTGTTGGGTGCGGTGCCCATTCAAACCCCTCAGGTGATAGATGATCAGACATACTCAATCAATCATAGAATAAAGACCATATAGTTATTCTATCAAAAGCAACTTAGTCAGTCAAGTGGCCATTTTTCTCCAGTAGCAGTGTATTCAAAGTCAGCATCTACCTTGTCATAAAGTTCAAGGAAAGATGCTTTGGTTTCATCATCAAAGCGATTGATGCAAACTTGGATTGCTTTTTCCTTATCTCCAAAGATGCTGTAGGCACGAATGATGTGAACCAGACGACGAGTGCTGATTACTTCATCAATTCCACCATCATAGAAGGTCTTACGAATGATATCTGCCCAGTCGCAGAGGTGCTTACAGAAAGAAGCATCAGATACATCAACTGCCTTTGCAACATTCTGGAGAATCCTTTGCTCAGAAACGACAGGGGGATACTCTTGCTCAAAGGTCACACAGAAGCGTTCAAGGAATGCCTCATTCAGAACATTGGTGCCAATAAAGCGTCCATCATCAGAACCTTTACCTTTGGTATTGGCAGTTGCAATTACATTAAATCCAGCAACAGGTTTTACAAACTCACCAGTCTTCTTCAGGAAGACTCCTTTTCCTTCCAGGATGGATTGCAAGCAGAGGATTTTATTGGAAGCAAGGTCAACCTCATCTAGAAGCAGCACTGCTCCACGTTGAAGAGCCTCCACGACGGGTCCATTATGCCAGACAGTTTCGCCATTAACAAGACGAAACCCACCAATAAGATCATCCTCGTCAGTCTCAATGGTGATATTGACCCGAATCAACTCCCTATTTAGAGCAGCACAAGCTTGTTCAACACAGAACGTTTTGCCATTACCAGATAGTCCAGTAATAAAAGTAGGATAGAAAAGACGGGACTGAATAATTTTGCGAATGTCCCCATAATTACCAAACTTGACGAAGGTATCATCTTTCTCTGGGATAAGGTTTTGCTCAATAGCAGGCAAAGCAGCAGGCGCTTGATAGGTTTTTTCCAGTTGAGTTTGTGCTTCTTGAACAGTCAAATTCCATTTACCACGACCAGTTTTATATTTGTCAATCTTACGGGTCACAGTTTGATAGTTACTGTCATTCATAGCACACCAGGCACGAACGTCACCAGAAGTGACTACATCTCCATAAAGTGCCTGGAGTGAAGAGACAACATATTCAGTGGACAGTGCCATAATCGGATGTGAGTTGTTTGTTCAACAGATTAATTATACAACAAAAGGGGGTGCTGTAGACCCCCCTTAGACAGTTTCAGAATTGGTCAGGAGACCAAATCAATGAAATGACCTAGCACTTTTTTATTTAGTGACTTTGCCTTCAAAGATTTAGCAAATGCAGACTTGATCTTTGCTTTAGATGCATCATCCTCAACCTCAAACTCTGTGCCATTAGACAAAGAGTTTTCCATTAGAGCAAAATAAGAATCATAACCAGAGTTCTTAATGAAATAAGATTTTTCCTTCTTAGACTTTTTCAGCACATCATCAGAAATATTATCATACTTACGAATGAAGTAACTAAAGTCCCTGCTTGATACCAAGCGAATTCCAATGAAGTTTGTATCTGGGAAAGTACCCTTCAGATCTTTCAGAAGACCCTCAGTAAACTTCCAATATTCAAATCCAAGATATGTAACACAACCAGTCTTACGATTGCGAAGATAAGAGTTGGCACCCAAACCCCTGCAACCAAGTTCATCCTCTCCAGTGTAGTAGTTCTTGTAATATTTGTAAGAAGGCAGAGGAGCTGCTTCTCCATCAGTGAGAATCACACACTGGACTTTCTGTAGATTGTTTTGCTTTTTGAATGCTGGAATAAGTTTGTAGAGACAGATTAAAGATTCATTAAGAGGAGTTCCAGAGAGTTGTAGAGAAGATGGAATCTGATAGTTCACATAGTTATTGAAAGTGTATACAATCCTCCAAATATTCAGAAGGTGCTTCTCAAAGTCTTTCTTTGAAACCTTACTGCTGAAGAGATGCATCAAAGAAAAATCTTTGTCCACCACAAAATCATTCTCAACTTTCTTCACATCCTTATCCTCTTTCAGATAAGAATGAGTAAAAGCATAGACATCAAAGGGAATGCCAACTTTCTTACAGAACCAAATAAGATTATAAAGTTGCTTAGCAGTATCAAGAAGATACTCTGCCATTGAACCAGACCAATCAAGAACAAAAATCAAACCGTGACTTTTTCCATCAGGAACAATAGTGATCTTCTTGAAAATATCTTCATTGTATTTGTAGGTGTGGAGTTTGGAGCAATCCAAAGTTCCAGTCTTGCTTACAGAGGCACGTGCATAGGCATCTGCAGACTTCTTACATTCAAACTCTTTGACCAGATAATTCACCTCTTTACTGGCATTCTTCTTAAACTCATT